CCGGCAGCGGCCCCGGCAGCGGCCCTGGCAGCGTCCCAGGCAGCGTCCCCGGCAGCGGCCCTGGCAGCGTCCCAGGCAGCGTCCCAGGCAGCGGCCCAGGCAGCGTCCCCGGCAGCGGCCCTGGCAGCGGCCCTGGCAGCGGCCCCGGCAGCGGCCCCGGCAGCGTCCCAGGCAGCGTCCCAGGCAGCGTCCCCGGCAGCGGCCCAGGCAGCGTCCCAGGCAGCGTCCCCGGCAGCGGCCCCGGCAGCGGCCCTGGCAGCGGCCCTGGCAGCGGCCCCGGCAGCGGCCCCGGCAGCGGCCCCGGCAGCGGCCCAGGCAGCGGCCCTGGCAGCGTCTAGAGTCGGTTGGGCGGTTTGCGCGCTCTCAGTATCCGAGATCGCCTTGAGCGCACGAACAGCCGCTGCATGATCCTTGAGTCCCGCCAGGTCGAGCCACGCCGGAAGCTGAACACGCGACAGCCAATCGGCACACAGCCAGGCCCGATCTTCGTCGCGGCCATCGTTCGCTGTTCCGATCACTCGAGCGGCATATGGCTTGAGTTGCTGGCGCGTCTCGTCGTCCAGCGCGTCGTTCCACGCTCGTAGGAAAGCTCCCAGAACAGGAGATACGCAAGCCGGGTGATCGCTGAACGGCTCGCGCGCGATATATGCCGCCATCTCCATCACGCACATGCCGTCTGTGGGCGACTTGTGGCTGCCGGACTGGAGCATTAGGCCATCCAAGTCAATCGCCTTCTTATTGGCGGGCCGTGTTTTCGTCATGCGTTATCTCCTGCGACTGGATTTCAGCGACGACGCCGTTGACGCGGGCCAGGAAGCGTTCCTCGCCGCGCGTCAGGGGGCGGGCCTTGCGCTCATCGAGCAGTTGGTTCACGAAGCGTGCGACCGCAAATTCAAAGATAGTGAGCATGGTCAGTTCATTTTCGGGATCATGCGGATGTTGCGCACCACGCCGGCCAGGAAGTTCATATAGCCTTTGTCGTTGCAAAGCAGATCCATCTCGGCCTCGGTCATGCCGCGCACCGTAAGGTCCTCGGCCAGCATCATCACGGCGCCGCACCGGAGGCATACCGTCACGTCACCCGGAGACGGCCTGTCGTTCGCATCGGAACCGTCCGGAGCGACCGGGCCTACGGCATCCAGGCGTTTGCCGCACCCCAGGCATCGGCATTCCGGCGTGCGTGTTCTCATAGCGCCAGATCCTTCGCAAACGCGCGTTGCGGCGCGAGGGCTTCATCGGCGTCGAGCACGCGCCGTCCTTCGTTGATTCCCACCTTGAGCCGCTTCAGGCCGGGGAAGCACCAGAGGGTGTAGTAGTTCGACGGGTCGAGCAGACGCGATTCCGCCGGGTACAACTCGAACGCCTCGCACTCAGGGCCGGCGATCTGGTTTTTGATTCCCTGGAATTCGCGCCAGTCGTGGCGCGCGGTGCCGTCAAGACTGTTGATCCCTATCTGGATCATTCCACCCCGCGTGCCGAATACCGGATCATCCGTCCAGCGGCGCACCGTCACTTGGTAGACATCGTTCTCCCACATTTCCGGGTGTTCCTGATCGTCAACTTTCCCATCGCTGAATTTATCGAGCGTGCGGTGTTGGCCGCTGACGGGCTCGGCCGCAGCTTCGGGGTGAGCCTCCCGCCAGGACGCGATCAGATTGCGCCGTTCTTCCACGAAGTCGCGAACCGAGTAATAGGCCTTCCTCTTCCTGATTTCCTGTAATATGGCGTCCGGTACGTTCATAGCTCCCCCAATAGCGGCCGCGCACGATCCTTTCGCCTGGCGCGGGTTGTGCGGGCCTTCTCGGCCCAGGCCTTGTAATCGTGCCGTGCATGGCACGGGTGGCAGAGGCTGGCGAGGTTCGCCAGGTCGAAGTTCGACGGGTCCTGGTCAAGGTGGGCAATCTCGAGGCGCCGAGGGCAACGTCCGCATCGTTCGCACACCCCGCCGCTCCGGGCCAGCACCGAAGGACGGACGACCGTTCGCCAGTGGTGCCCGTAGTAGCGCCGAGCGTCAGGATGGATGGGCATCGAGGTTCACTCGCTTCGGCGCCGGCGCCGCGGCTGCATCGACCACCTCCCCCGAGATTTGCCGTTGCGAGGTTGCGGCGCCGGCTTGCGTTACGTGCGCAAGGTCAAATGGGACGCACGTCTCGCACGCCCCGAACTCAATCACCCGATCCAGTTTGCGGGCCGTCAGTCGCCAGACGGCGGGCTTGCCGCAGACCCAGCACGGCTGGGGACGTTTCGCGTTCATAGCCTTCCTCCCCGGTACGGACTCTTATCGTAAGACGGCACGTTGGCTTTCTTGCGGTGGATCTCCTGGTAGGAATCGTTCTCGCGGCGGATGCCGACCCCGCCGCAGGCAGAGCACGGCTTGTAGTGGAACTCGCCCGGTTTGCATTTTGCGGGATCGATCACGGCGGGCGCTCCGCAGTAGAAGCAGATCATGAGTTCAGCCTCCCGTCTTGCGTTACGTCCGCAAGGTCGATCATTTTACTTCCTGCCAAGCATTCCAGTGATCCATGCAGTAGAAATATCCGTCATCTACTTCCCTGCGGTGGCATTCGCATATCCGGGCATCGCACGGCATTGGACGGCATATCATCAGTAGGGAATTCCGCTTCCTCACCAAAAGCGAACAACGGTCTATTCCCTCCTCAATACCGAGAATCACAGTCTGGCCATTGTCGGCCTCTGATTTTCCAAGCACCTTTGCCCAATGCCATCGAAAGCGTTTACGTCGGATTACCACGTTTTCAACACGTCGAATCGAGTCATTCACTCCAACTTGCCAAGCCTCTACCGTACCTACTTCTCCGTCTTCAACGATCCAGAAGCAATATTTCAAGTCGCGATCATGACCACAAAACTTACACGTTATGACGTGTTCTGGCAGGTACATGGCGTCAAATCACTCCCAGTGCTTCCCAACCATCCGGAATCTCCGCACAGTTTACAGGCGGGCTCTGTCGGTGGGCTAGGGGCGGGCGGGGGCGGCGGTCTTCGGTAGCCGCGGAAACCTTTGGGGACGCCCGCTACCAGGACGCCGACGGGCGCACGGACGTTCCGGCTCAAGCCTCGTCCCATCTCAGTAACGCTGCCGGCTACTTCTTCAGCGGTCGCATCCGGGCATTCCTGGCGGCTCCTGGTTATGACGAGCTCCGCGGTCTTGAAATCGGCGGTCCCGAATTCGGCGAGTGCGGTTCGGACTTGGGTTACTTCTTCTAAGGTGGGTTCGGTCGGTTGGGGCGTGGGCTCCGGAAGGGGTTCGGGGTCCGGTTCGGGGGGGAGAGGATCTGCTGCTGCTGGCTGCGGTTCGGAGAGGACGGCAGCAGCAGCAGTAGTTCTTTCCTTTCCTGTCCTTTCCTCCTTATTAAGGCGGGACGGCGCGCAGAGGGCTTCTGCCTGCGCGCGGAGTTCATTTCCCCTAGATTCCCACCGCGCGATATCGTCTGCGAGGGCCTTTAACCCCTCGCGCGCGGGGGTAATTCCATCATCAGGCGTGATTTTCCAACGCTTTAGAAAGGTTTGGAGGGGTTTCAGTTCTGCGTCAGTTGGCTCGAAAATACCCCCCGCGCGCGGGGGGTATTTGGGTTTCTGCGCGGGCCGGGGAACCGCAAATGAGTATATCTCAACTTTCCCTTTGCGCAACGGGCCGTCATCCACAGACCGGCGGCATACGAGCCCTGCCTCTTCCAGTTCCACCAGGGAGCGGCGGACCCTCTCCTGGGATAAGCCCGTCTGCTCTGCGAGATCGGACGGAGCGAGTGAGACTTGCTTGCCGCCCACCATCTTGACGGCTAGTTCCTGCCTAAACCCCATCGTGGCGAGTTCCAGACAGGCGTAGACTTGGCGTGCATCGGAGGATAGCGAAATCCGCAGCAGGCGCTGGGGCCTGGCTTTGGGATTCATGTACCACTGCTTTTCAGGAATGATTATGGGTTGACCATCCGCACCCGCAACAGTGAATGTCGACGTCGCTCTGGATCGAACTGCGAGTGCTTCTGCGGTCATTGCACACCCCCGGTTGGCTTCTGGTAAGCAAGGACAAACGCGGCAAGGCCGTTGCGATACTCTGCTTCCAGGGCGATCAATTCGGCGCGGGCCTGACGGTGGGTGTTTCTCACGAAGAGCAGGCAGTCTCGAAGGTGGGTGTCGTTTTCCGCCTGTTGAAAGGCCTGACGGCGGGCTTCAATCAGTAAATCTGCAAGCCACTGACGCGTTTCGGCGTGGGCGGGCGATTTTCCTGGCAACCACTCGTCATCTACTACAAAACTCGAAGGTACCATCCAGAATCTTCCTTAGAATCAACGTGGGGAAAATTTCCCCGTCTGAAAACTACGGAAGATTTCAAGGAACTATGGCATCATGTGGATGTCCCTGGTTCCCCTCTTCCGTTTTGCGATTGATCTGATCCGCTCCTGCGAAACTCCTGCCAAGAAGAAACCGCAGTAGTGAAATCAGGTTGATTCAGTATCAGGGGGGACCTCGACTAGGGATGGGAATGGCATCAGCCGGGGTACCGGAGCGGTACAATCCGGGCGATATCGTGATACCTTCCCGCGGAGTTGATAGGCTTCGGAGCCTATGCAACTCCACCTCTTCCCCGAAACCCCTGAAACCCCTGATCTCCATAGAGAACGGCAACGCTACAGGGAAGCCACGCTGGCCGACCAGACCCTGATCGGCTACCGATACGACTGGTCCCTGTTTACGCGATGGTGCCGCCAACGGCAGCGCCAGGAACTGCCCGCCAATGCGGACACCCTGACGCTGTACCTGACCGACCTGCTGCACCAGAAGCAGAAGGTTTCGACCGTACGGCGGCGCTACTACGCCATCGCCTACTATCACCGGGTCCACCAGCTCGACTTCAGCGCCCGCGGCGAGGCGCTGCGCCTGCTGACCGGAGCCCAACGGCTGAAGGCCGAGAAACCGCGGCGGATGCGACCCGTCACGGTTCCCGACCTCCGCTCGATCTCCAGCCTGCTGCTTACGAAGACGACCGCGGCCGCCAAACGGGACCGGGCCGTACTGCTGGTCGGATTCACCTCTGCGCTGCGCAGCGTCAACCTGGCAGGATTGGCGCTCGATGATATCGAGTTCTGCTCCGAGGGCATGGTCCTCACGATACCGCGCGAAAAGCAGGACCAGGAGGCCCGGGGCCGGCTGATCGGGATTCCGTCCGGCAAGTCCGAGACGACGTGCGCGGTCAAGGCTCTTCGTGAGTGGATGGCGATCCGGCCCAAGGTGCCCCACCGCGCGGTCTTCACCGGCCTGTCGGGCATGCACGCACGCCAGCCTATGGGAGCTGGCGCCGTCTGCGGCGTGGTCAAGCGGTACGTCCGGTCGATCGGGCTCGATGCGTCCTACTACGGGGCGCACTCGCTGCGAGCGGGCTTCATCACCGCCGCCGGCGAGGCCGGCTTGAGCGATCTGCTGATCGCGGAGCAGTCCGGGCACCGGTGCATGGACACCCTGCGGGAGTACCTCAGGCGCACCCACGTCTTCCGCTCGAACGCCTGTGCGGCTCTCGACCTCTGATCCGGGTTTTAGGTAGTTTTTCGTGTGTTCTCCCTCTGGCTCAGAAGAGGGTTCAGGATAGGCGGCTGGCTGAGTCGCCCCTGTGTGACAGGAGCCCAGCCGCCGTTTCCAAGTCCAACATGCCCGGGGATCAGCCGAACGCAGAAAGAATAGCACATAATCGTACGTCTCACGATTACGGGCCAACTCTCCTCCACGGGAACACCTCTTTCGAGGCGGCTCTTAGACTCGGCTGGAGATGAATTGCCGCCCTTACCCGCGCCGGACGACCGGCGCACCGTAAGCAACATCCCGTACGTTACGCCCGCGATGCCGCGCGCGCAACCCGGTTGTCATTTTTTCCGGCGTGGGATTGCGTTGGCTGTGTGCATTCGCCCCCAATTCACCTTTTCGTCGCCCTCGGCGGCGCGAGAAGCTTCCCCGCCAGACCGTCGAGGTCCACCCGCCGTATCCGGTATTTACCCCCCGGACGCACGCCGACGTCCCGCGCCAGGAGCAGCCCCGACTGCACGAGCTCGATCAGGTAGCTCGCTGGCAGCCCGGAGTATTCCGCGGCCTCAGCGGCCGTGAGCCAGAGCCGCGGCGCGGCGGCCGCGGGCACAGGTGCGGGCTCGGTGCGGACGTGCGGAACCACCGCAGCACCCACCGGAGCAAGGACTCCCCTCTTTGCGGCCGCGATGCGCTCCACGTCCGCAGCCAGGAGCACCATCTGCTCGCGTTGGGTCCCCGGATCGATTATGTGCCTGTGGCGGATCTTCCCTGCGTTCGATATCTCGAGAACGCGCCGCACGCTCAGCCCGAGTCGCTGCGCAGCGATGGCTTTTGTGAGGTATTCTGACTTCATCACGTAGTAGGTTTCCTTTGGCGGGTGGCCTCTGACACGGCTTCCCGCCTTTTCATTCTGTACCGGATAACCCCGGAATCAAGTCACAATCAAGGCTAGTACCCATAGCGCCAGTCCTAGCGCCATGAGGTTGATCCGCGTCTGCGGCACGCCCACGGCAGCCAGCACAAACGAGATCAAAGCCAGCAACATCAGCACGATTTTCAGGGAAACCATTTCTTTCCTCCATTTGTTGGTGATACGATTGGCCCAACAAACACACAACCGCCGGGCCGGCCTTTTAAGTTCCCGATCCAATAGCCCGCATCCCATCAGTCAGTACATCCATGCCTCCCCAACCTGGAAAAATCCCTGTGGTTACGGCCTATGGCTTCTTGGAGTTTGCGGACGAAGCGCGGGTCCATCAGCTTGCGATGGCGCCTAATGCGCAATTCGTCAGGCGTCACAGCGACGGGCGGCTGATGCGGATTATTCTCGACTCTCACGGTGACGATTATGCGCTCAGTCCGCATCGCGCGAATCCGCAATCGGACATCCACCATGCGGAAACAGACAGCAATCCGCCCCGCGTGTGGGCCTTCAAACGTCACTGCGGCGAACGTGCGGAGGAGCGGCGACCATGACCGTAGGCACGCTTAAAAAACTGCTTGAGCCGCTCAACGACGGCTACACCATCATCGTGACCGGACCCTGTCAGGACGACGACGGGGACGAGTGCGAAGTATGGTTCAGCCCGCAGACGGTGACGGAGAAGATGGAGCCCGACACCGGCGAGCACTACGCCTCTTTCGAATGCGTCCGCCTCGATAATTTCGAGCTGTAAACCACCGTCGCCTATGACCCCCGTACTCGCGCCTGAAGCCGAACTGATCGAATTCGTCGCGCAGTTCCGCGACGACCCGTACCAGTTCGTCATGAGCGCGTACCCGTGGGGAGAGCCGCAAACGCCGCTCGAGGCGTACGCCGGACCCGACGACTGGCAGGGCGAGCTCCTGCAGGAGATCGGGGAGGAAGTGCGGCGCCGCGGCTTCGACGGGCTCAACGCCGTGGGGCCGATACGCCAGGCGATATCGTCCGGGCACGGCATCGGGAAGTCCACGACGTCCGCATGGCTCGCGAACTGGATCATGAGCACGCGCCCGAATTCGCAGGGCACAATTACCTCGAACACCTTCGCGCAACTCAGTACGAAGACCTGGCCCGCGATCCTCAAGTGGACGCGCATGTGCATCACCTCGCACTGGTTCCAGACCGGCCAGGAGAAGATCTTCGCGAAGGCCGCCCCCGAGTCCTGGTTTGTCACCGCCCAAACCTGCCGGCGTGAGAACTCTGAAGCTTTCCACGGGCAGCACGCTGCGCGCAGCACGTCCTGGTACCTGTTCGACGAGGCGTCAGCAATCCCCGACGAAATCTGGAACGCCGCGGAGGGCGGGCTCACCGATGGCGAGCCGATGATCTTTGCGTGGGGCAACCCCACCAGAAACACCGGCAAGTTCCACCGCATCGTCTTCGGATCGGAGCGTGACAGGTGGCGCCAGAAGATCATCGACTCCCGCACGGCACGCTTCACCAACAAGGCACTGCTCGAGGAATGGATCAAGGACTACGGAGAGGACAGCGATTTCGTCCGCGTCCGCGTCAGGGGCATCGCGCCGCGAGCCGGCGAACTGCAATACATCGATCAGGAGCGCGTCTGGCAGGCGCAGCAGAGGCAACCGTCGAGCTTCCCCGACGATCCCCTGATCGCTGGATTCGACGTTGCCGGCCGCGGCGGGATGTTCAGTCTGGCCGGCGCCCGGAGCGATGGAGGGGACGGAACGGGCGCGGCGCGGCATGACACCGGAGGCAGCGGCGCGTGGAACGTGATCGCGTTCCGGCGAGGCATGGACGCCCGGACGATTCCCGCAGTCCGGATCCCTGGAGAGGCCACGAAGGACCGCAGCGTCATGCTGGCGAAGCTGACCGAGATACTCAGCGACAAAAGACCGGGGCACCGGGTCGCGATGCTCTTCGTCGATTCGGCGTTCGGATCGCCGTACGTCGAGCGGCTGCGTTCGATGGGCTTCGACAACGTGATGGAGGTCAACTTCGGAGCTCCTTCCCACGACCGGCACCAGGCCAATATGCGGGCCTACATGTGGAGCCGGATGAAGGAGTGGCTGCTCAAAGGCGCGATCCCGAGCGACAACATCCTCGAGACGGACCTGACCGGACCCGGATACCACCTCAACAAAAGCGAGCAACTGGTGCTCGAGTCCAAGCAGGACATGGTGAAGCGCGGGATCGCGAGCCCCGACTTCGGGGACGCGCTGGCTCTCACGTTCGCGGCGTTCGTTCCGCCAACGACGGTGGCGCCACCGGAACCGATGCGCGGATATGGCGGCGGCTCATGGATGGGGTAGACCGACACAATGCGACGAAATGCGACGAAATGCGATTTTCGCAGCGACAGAATGCGACGGGATGCGAAACGGACGAGCTCGATATCCCGCTGAACACGCTGGAAGGCCAGATCATGCTCGGCGCACGTGACCTGATCGCGGAAGAGGCGTTTACGGAGGTGAGCGAATGCCAAAGCTAACCGTGTTGCTGGGCGCGCCTGGAAGCGGCAAGAGCACCTTCGCGAAGGGCACCGGAGCGCACGTCGTCACGACCGACGGGGCACGCGGACGCCTGACGCCCGGAGAGACGCTTCACAAGGCCTACACCGAAATCAATCAGGCGCTCGCACAAGGCAAGGACGTCGTCTTCGATACGACGGGAGCGAACCCGAAAGTGCGAAAGGCGGCGGCCACGATTGCGGCGAAGCACGGCGCATCACTCGCAGCGCGCGTCATGGACGCTCCGCTCGCCGACTGCCTGCAGGCGCAGAAGGGACGCGCCAACCCGGTGGCCGCAGCCGACGTGAGACGAATCCACGATTCTGTGAGACGACAGGCCGCCGGATTGAAGGCCGAAGGATTCAAGCGTGTGGACGTCACACGCAGGAAGTAAGGAGTAAATCATATGTCTTTTCGACGCATACATCACCCCGTTTTCGTTTGGGTCTATGAAGGACCGACCGATCCCGCTTGGGGCGTCAACCCGCCCGTGGACCCCGGATACGGCATTCCGGGCGTAGGGCCTATCGATCCCGGCTGGGGCGTCAGACCGCCAGTCGATCCGGGTTACGGCATCGGCACCCTCCCGCATCCCGGCGGCGGGCCGATCAAGCCGCCCGGAAGGCCGATCCTCCCCCCGCACCCGGACAACGGCCTACCGCCCAATGGGCACCCGTGGCTACCCGGCCACTGGGAACCGATCGATCCAGGATTCGGCAAGCCCCCGATTTTCGGTTGGGTCCCGGTCGATCCGGGCTTTGGCGTGGGAGGCCCTGCGCGCCCCGACAACACGCTGCCGGACTCGCCCGGTCACTGGGTGCCGACGGATCCCGACTACGGCAAGCCGGTGGGGCCGTGCGGCGGACATGACCCGATCCCGCACCCTCCGCTCTGGGCATGGATTCCGGAGATCGGCAAGGATTTCGGCACGCTGCCGGCTCCCGTTCCCCCGCCGGCCACCCCCAAATAACATGCCGCTGAAGCCGGGGAAATCACGCGCCGTGATTTCCTCGAACATACGCAAAGAGGTAGCGGCTGGCAAGAAGCCGGCGCAGGCCGTGGCGATCGCGCTGCGAAGTGCGGGCAAGCCGCGGCCCCGCCGCACCTTGAGCGACTTCATGAAGGACGGCAACGATGCCTAACGTAACGCTCGCCAATTACGCCACGATCGCGATCACCGCCGTGTCCGGAGTGTACCGGCTCAGATTCCCGGACCCCGGCTACGACCGGAAGATCGATCTGCTGAATCTCGGGCCGGGAGCGGTCTTTGTGCGGGAGGATGCCGACCCGACGTTGAACGACGTGAACTCGCTCAGTTTGCCGGCCAACTGGGCGATCAACCAATTGAGCGCGGGCGGATCGGTCGGCGTGAATATTATCGCCGCCGCGGACACCACGATCAGCGTGAGGCTGACGTAGTGGGCTTCTCCTTCCAGAACAGGGGAGGAGATGCCGGATTCGCTGCCGGCACGGCCACCGCGGGCACGCCGGCGTTCACCTACTTCGTGGATCCGGTGGCCGGCGTGGACGGGAATCCGGGCACGCAGGCCTTGCCTTGGAAAACGATTAGCAAAGTGAATTCGACGGTGACGGCGGGACAGAGCGTGGGCTTCAAGCGGGGCACCACCATTGCCGGACAACTGATACCGGGCGCGAACGGCATCACCTACGGCGCCTATGGAACCGGAGCACTACCGATCGTCAACGGGGCCGGCCAGACGCAATGCATCTTCGCGTCGTCGAAGAGCAACATCACCGTGCAGGATCTGAGGCTGACTGCCGGCGGAACCTACGGGATCGCCGCGGACGCGGTCAACGGCCTCACAGTCACGGGCGTCGAGATCGATAACGCGAACAGCAGCGGCATACTCCTGGGCAACGGGACGCAGAACGTGACCATCACCAACTGCCTGGTGCACAACAACGGCATCGGGGCATCGGGTGACCGGGACGGGATCGGCATCGGTGGAGGCGGCGCGGCTCCGCACGATATCACGATCCAGGGCTGCGACATCTACAACAACTGGCACGACGGCATCCGCATCGCGATGACCAGCGCATTCAACACGCCCAGCAACGTCACGGTAAAGCTCAACACGGTTCGCAATTCGACCGCCGGGAGCGGCATCGCGTGCGATGCCTGCTCGAACCTCACCGTGATTTTCAACGTCGTCGTCAACAACACGGCGGGGGTCGGCATCTACATCGTCCCGGCCAACATCTCGTCTCACGTCGAAAACGTTGCGGGGGTGGTCTACCACAATACAGTCGTCGGGAACCTGTGGGGCATGCAGAGCACCAACGGCGGCGGCGGGACGTTCAACATAAACGCCCGGAACAATCTGTTCCAGAACAACGGGACCGCCGGATCTTCCGCAGAAATGTCACTCACCACCCTGACCACCTGGGCATCGGACTACAACCTGGTCTGGCACCCTGCAGGCGGGAACTTCATGTACGGCGGCGGATTCATGAACTGGGCAACCTGGAAGAGCACCATCTCCCCGAACGACGCGAACTCGAAAAACGCTGATCCGTTACTGAACGGGGACTACACGCTCCAGGCCGGGTCCCCTGCGATCGCGGCCGGCATTTTCATTGCGGGCATCAGCACGGCGAACCCTCCGAATATCGGCGCTAAATAATCGTGGCATCCAAACGGGAGATCAGCACCGTGGCGGCGAGTGACACGCCGAAAATGATGGCAAGTATCCAGAGGATTCGATTGAATACGGTGGCGATCGACCGCTTCACGTTTCCGGCGTACTCATCGATGGCTGCGTCCATATTTCGCTGGTACTCATCGAACGCTGCGTCCATCCTTCGCTGGTGCTCATCGATCGCCGCATCCAGATGTTGGTCGTATTGCATGGATTCGTTCGAATCATAACAAACGGAAATGTCGAGTAAGTCCGACAAAGACCTGATCGCGACGGCGCGGGCGAGGTACAAGCTCGCCGAAGAGGCAGAGCGCGAGATCCGCAAAGAGGCGAAGATCGACCTCGAGTTCGCGGCCGGCAAGCAGTGGGCGGACCAGGACGAGAAACAGCGCAATGCAGTGGCGGGCACAAAGCGCCCGTGCCTCACGTTCAACAAATTGACCGGCCCGCTCAATCAGGTTGCGAACCAGGCCCGGATGAACAAGCCGGACCTCGAGGCGCTTCCGGTCGATTCGACCGGCGACCCCGAAACCGCAAAAGTGATCGAGGGCATGATCCGCCATATCCAGTACGTCTCAAAGGCGGATCAGGTCTACGAGTCGGCGCTTGATCAGGCGACCAAGGGCAGTTTCGGCTATTTCAAGGTCACCACCAAATACTCGGCGAACAAGAGTTTCGATCAGGAACTCCGCATAGAGCGCATCTACAACCCGTTCTCCATCCTGATGGATCCCTACGCTCGCGAAGCGGATAAGAGTGACGCCAAGTGGGCCATCGAATTCGAGTGGATGTCAAAGGACGAATACAAGGCCGAGTTCGGAAACACCGAACTGGCTCACGCGAATTTCTATGAGGGCGGCACCAACCCGGCGCCGGATTGGATAGGGACAGATGGCATCCTCGTCGCGCGCTACTGGTACGTCGAAATTGAAACCAAAACTCTGGTGGCGACGGTCGAGCCGCCAACCATGAAGTTTCCGCAGGGACGGGTGGTAAACGAATACCTCGAGGACATCCCGTCCGAAATCCGCGATTCGATCCAGTACCTGAGAGACGAAAACGGGGAACGCATAGAGCGGGAGGACCAGGTCCGGCGCGTGAAAATGTGCCGTCTCAACGGCGTCGAGATCCTCGACGAGACGGACTGGAAAGGGCAGTGGATCCCGATCCTTGCCGTGCTCGGCGAAGAGATGTACATCGAAGAAACCCGGTATCTCTTCTCGCTGATCCGGTTTGCACGCGACCCGCAGAAGTTGTACAACTTCTACCGCTCGAGCGAAGCCGAAGCGGTCATGCTCGGGACGAAGGCGCCCTGGATCGGAGTCAAAGGCGCATTCCGCGATCCGCGTTGGGCCACCGCAAACAGCGTTCCCCATGCGTATCTCGAGTACGAGCCGCTCGATATCGCGGGGAACCCGGTCCCGATGCCTCAGCGCAATCTGGCCGAGGCCCCGATCCAGGCGCTGTCGATGGGCGCCGCTCAGGCCTCTGACGACATCAAGGCCACCACCAACGTCTACGACGCATCGCTCGGCGCGCAGTCGAACGAGGTGTCGGGCATCGCGATCCAGCGACGTCAGGGGCAGATGGAGCTCTCGAATTTCCATTTCGTCGATAACCTGAACCGCGCCATCCTGCAGTGCGGCGTCATCTTGTGCGACTTGATCCCGAAAATTTACGACACCCCGCGCCAGGTGCGGATCCTGGGCGAGGACATGCAGGAAACCATCGTCAAGGTCAACCAGCGGTTCGAGGACGACTACGGGCAGGAGCATAAACCATTCGACCTGGTGAACGGCAAGTACGACGTGAGGATGAAGATCGGGCCGTCGTTCAAGACGCAACGCGAGGAGACGGCCAGCCAACTGATCCAACTCTCGCAAAACTTCCCGCAACTGATGCCCATTGCGGGAGACATCGTTTTCGACAACCTGAATTTTCCTGGAAGCGAGAAGATCGCCGACCGCCTCCGCAAAGCGATGCCGCCCGGACTGACCGACGACGCCGGCAAGAAGCCCGCGGAAATGCTGGCCGCGCAGAACCAGCAGCAGGCACAGCAGATCGAGCAGTTGACCGCGGCGCTCAACAAGCTGTCGGAAGACGTGCGAAGCAAAACTATTGAGGCCGAAGCGAACGAACGCATCGAGAAGATGAAGATCGAAGCCTCCGATCGCCAGGCCGCACTCGAGGCCGAAACGAAATTGGAAGTCGAGCGGATGAAGATCGCGGCTTCAAACAACAGCGTCGAATCGCAGGAGAACATCGCTTTCATGCGCGCCGATATGGCTCGTCTACAGGCGCAGATCGACATGATGGCGTCAGGCGCCGCGGCGCAGGCATCAGAGCCCGCCGAGCCCGCCGAAGAGATGGCGGGCGCCGGGATGCCGCCCGCAGGTGCGATGGGCGGGACGGCCGCACTTCCCCCGCAGGTTGGAATATGACGAAGCTACGCGGCAACGGTGTGGCGCTTTACTTCGCGTGCAATCTGTTTTTCGGAGGCGTTGCGGGCCACGCGCAATTCGTAGGAGCTCTGCAGGTTCAGCCAGAATTCGGCGGAGTTGCCGATGAACTGGGCCAGCCGCAGAGCGGTGTCAGCGGTGATGCCGCGGCGGCCGAGAACGATATCGTTCAGGCGTGCCGGCGTGACGGACAACGCAGCGGAGAGTTGGCGAACGCTCAGGTTGAGCGGCTCCAGGATCTCTTCCTTGATGATTTCGCCGGGGTGAATCGGCGGAAGTGATTTCGGCATTGGATTCTCCTTCAGTGGTAATCGACGATCTCTACATCGGTGGCGTTCGGTGCGCTCCAGTGGAAGCACAGACGGAATTGCCGGTTAATACGGATGCCATATTTCCCCCCGAACTCGGGCAGCTTTTCCAGGCGAGTGCCCGGAAGAAGGGCCAGATCGTTCAGCGATGTCGCGGCGTCCAACAAATCGAGTTTGATGCGCGCTTGCTTCGCGATCGCCTGAAATCGACGGACGGACTGTCCGTTGTAGAGCTTTCGGGTATCGGCGCAAACGAACGAACTAATCACATCTGTATTGTATCTCGATACACGATACGAAGTCAACAGTTATGCCAGACGAAGTAATCGAGCAAGGGACGGAAGCCGTCACCACCAGCGAGGCCCCGACTGATTTTCGGGAGTTTGCGAAGTGGCGCGCGACCGGTGAATTGCCCGTAAAAGAAGAAACACCCGCGGCCCCGGCTGAAGAGCCGGCGGCCAGAACCGAACCGGACTCGGAAACGGACGACCATCAGGAAACAGGGGATAAAGAGGACGACGACGCGCCGGACGAAACGCCCGCCAACAAAGGAAAGGGCGGATCGCGCCAGCGTCGGATCGACAAGTTGACACGGGAAAACGAGGAGTTGAAGCGCCAGATCGCCGGGCAACCAGTGAAGGCGCAAGATAAGCCCCCGGAACCCGAAAAGCCAGCCGATAACAGTAAGCCGAAGCTAGAGGACTTTCAGACTCTCGAGGCGTACCAGGAGGCTCTCACGGACTGGAAACTCGACGAACGCGAACGCAACCGCGAACAAGCGGAAGCGAAAGCGGCAGCCGAGGATCAGGTCCGCAAGGAGCAGGACGCGTGGTCGAAGCAACAGGCGGCCGCCCGGAAGGCGCACAAGGATTACGACGACGTGATGGATGGGGTCATGATCCCGGCAGGTCCGGGCGTGATGGCCGCACGCCAGGCACTGCTCGAGGAGAGCAACGGCGCCGAGATCCTGTACCACCTCGCGACCCACCCGAAAGAACTCGAACGTATCGCCGCTCTGCCTCCAGCCAGCGCAGCGGTCGCAATCGGCAAATTGTCCGTCGCCTTAACACCCCCTGCCACTGAAAACGGGAAGCCGCGTATAACGGGCGCACCCAAGCCGCCGCCGCCGAGCGGGAGATCCGGAAAGCCGGTATCCGACGATCCGAACGATCCCGATGTCCAGAAAGATTTCCCACGGTGGGCGCGTGCGAGGGAGGCGCAAATCAGGGGACGATAAATGCCGAACGTTCTGTTGACGGCGCAGATGATTAGCAACGAGCTTCTGCTCCGATTCAAGAATAATTTAGGTTTTAGTGGGGCCATCGAACACACATGGGACGACAAGTTCGCGGTAGCCGGGGCAAAGATCGGAGACACACTCCGTCTGCGCGAACCGGTGAATTTTACCGTGGGCAAAAATCCGGACATCACCGCCGCCATCCAGGACGTGGTCGAAACCCAGAAGACGCTCACCCTCAACCAGCAGGCCGTCGTGGCGTTCCAGTTCTCTTCTGCTGAACGGACGCTTTCGATCGACGCCTTCTCCGACCGGTACATCAAATCCGCAGCCGTGGCCCTCGCCAATCAGGTAGACATCGACGGGCTCACGATGGCCTACCAATCGACCGGAAACCAGGTGGGCGCGGCGGGAACGCCGATCACGACGCTCGATCCGTTCTGGCTGGCCGGTGAAACGCTCGACACGTTCTCGGCGCCGATGGACGGCAAACGCAACATGGTGATCTCCCCGCAACTCCAGACCGCCGCCCTCAAGGCCGCTCAGGGGTTGTTCCAGTCCTCGACCCAAGTGAAACAGCAGTACGAACGCGGCCGCATGGGCACGATGGGCGGATTCGACTGGACGATGGATCAGAACGTCCGCACCCACACCGCGGGACCGCTCGGAGGCGCACCGCAAGTGGGAGCGGCCTCGCAGACGGGCTTGACGCTTGGAGTCACCGGCTTTACCGCCGCCGCCGCTCTTCGGCTCCGCAAAGGCGACTCGTTCACCCTGCCGACAGTTTTTCCTGTCAACCGGGTATCGGGTGACGCCTCGACGACGCTCCAGAAGTTCGTCGTCACCGCAGACGTGAACTCCGACGCCGCGGGTGTGGCGTCGATCCCGATCTATCCGCCTATCATTGTGACCGGCGCAGGCCGCACGGTCACCAATTCGCCGGCCGCCGGCGCTCCGCTCACTATCACCTCGGGCACGGCCAATCAGGCTTCCTCTCAGAGCCTCGCGTTCCACGAGGCGGCTTTCGTGATCGGCATGGCGCCGCTGCAAGTCCCCGCGGGTGTCGATTTCGCGGCCGCCCAGATGGACCCCGACACGGGCTGCTCCGTCCGCATCGTGTCCGACTACATCGTGACGACCGATAAGTTCGTGACCAGATGTGACGTTTTGTATGGCCACGCCGCACAGCGTCCAGAGTGGGCAGTCCGAATCGTCCAGTAAACGCCATGAACACCGACTACCCGCGGATGCTATTTCACCGGACCAAAGATCCGGTCACCGTGCTCTCGCGGGAGGAGGAAGATGCGCTCGGCCCGGAATGGTCGCGCAGGATCTGGCAAGGGGAGCCCCAAGCCCTCGAACCGGACCCTGCGCCCGTTCCGCTCGAACCGGAACCGCCGCTGTTCGACGATCCCGAACCGGAACCGGAGCCGGAACCCGAGGAGGTTCCGGTCCCGGCAGCGCCGAAGCGGCGGGCGGGGCGTCCGGCCGCAGCCAAACCAGCCACCAAAAAAGCCGTAAGGAGAAACACGAAATGATGCTAGAGGTCGAACGAAACGTAAGGGAGTGGCTCGAGGCCGATCCCGCCGCAGCGGCCGCCGAAGACTTCCCGAAGCTGTTCTACAACGTGAACCTTCCGCCGGTGATCGTGCGCGACCAGGACCATGAGGACGCACTCGGTGACGCATGGCGACCGCTGAACGTTGGCTTGATCCCCGACGTGCCTCCGGTCACCATCGCGCCCACCAGCGGCACCGTGCCGGCGATAGGCGGTACCGGAAACTTCGTGGTCACGATGACGGGACCGGGCCTGAGTGAAACCTGGATCGCGGAGAAGGACGCGAGCGCGGACTGGCTGACGTTCACGCCGGACACCGAGCAGAGCGTTGACGGCCAGGTCACCTATACGGCAGAGGCAAACGTGGACGTGGAACGCACCGCGAACATCTACGTCAACGGCAAAACGTTCGTCGTCACGCAGGACGCCGGCGTCTAGGTGCGGCGGAAGTGCGGGCAGGCGGAAGAACGAAGAAAAGGGGTTGTGAATGCGGGAAACGAACGAAGTCACAGTCGAAAAGGCAAAGCAAATTCTGGCGCGTCTCAATATCGAGACGCCGACGGCAACCAACTATTTCCCTGAGTTTCAGGACGACGTAGAGGTGTTCGGGGCGGGTGTCCCTCCCGCGCCCGTCAATCCGTCCTACTGCCTGTCGTTGAACTCGGCGTTGCGGCTGATGATCGTTTTAGCGGACTTAGAACCCGTGGCCTATCTCGATCCTCCGCAAGTGTTCGCGAGCGGCAGCCCGTTTCAATACTCGCGCGACGTGCCGTGGCTCGCGTTCAATAACGGCGCGGTTCGCAACGCGGGGCAAATCGGGTGGTACTGGAACAGCCTGCACGGCGATCCCAGCGGCAAGTATGCGGACGCCAATGCGCGAGCCGATATCGCATGGGGCTAACCGCCGTTTCTGAGTGCGGAGGTGCGGGCGAAGGTGCGGAAGTGCCGCACTACACCCTTTTGCGGGGGTAACTGATTTATGCCGACTACGGTTTCCCAATTGATCCACAGCGCGATGCGCCTGATCGGAGCGATCGCCAGCGGCGAAGTGCTCGAGACGAACGAACTGAACGACGCCTTCGTCTCGCTGAACCAGATGCTCTCCTCGTGGAATACGGAGGGCGCATCGATCGTGGGCCGCCAGAAGATGCTGGTCAGCATCGCGTCCTTCAATTCGTATGCGCTGCCCCAGAGGCCGGTGAAGATCGACGCCGCAAGCACGTCCATCAACGGCGTGGACAGTGACCTCGACATTGTCGATGCGGCCGGTTGGGAGGCGATCCCGGTCCCCGAAAAGCAGATGCAGTCGATCTTCATCAAGAGGCTCTACTGCGACTACCTGTTCCCGAACGCGACGGTCTACCTCTGGCCCACGCCACGTCTTCCGGGGAGCCTCGAGTTGTGGGCGTACGCGCCCATGCTTCAGTTCGCGACTCCCGCCGATACGATCACGATGCCGGACGGATACGAGGCCGGCCTGCGCTTTAATCTCGCCGTCAACCTGGCGCCTGAATACGGGCGCCCTCTCGACCAGGCCGTGGTGGCGAACGCCCAGAACTTCAAGGCGTCCCTGGTGCAACTGAACGCCGGCAATCACATGCGATCGCAGTCCGCGGCTCCGCTCGCGGCTCAATAAGGAACCGAAACGATGGCTACACCGACCGCAATTTTCCCCGGCGCGATCGCGACCGCGGCCCAACTCAAGGTCGCGAATAATCTCATCCAGTCCAAACTCAGGGTGGCCGTCGATGCCGTGAACACGATTCTCTTCGTCGATTCCGCGGCCGGCTTTGGGCCGAACATGCTGGTGTCGATCGATAAGGAAATCGTCGCCATCAGCGGCGTGCAAACCAGCCCGAACGCGGCCTTGCTCGTCGCTGCCGGCGGACGCGGGTTCGACGGCACCGCTGCGGCACCGCATGCGGCGGGAGCCAAGGTATCGGTTCTGATCGATGCGTGGCACCACAACGTTTTGTCCGCCGAAATCACGGCCATCCAGACCGCACTGGGGCCGAATCTGTCGAACGTCGGCAGGCCCGTCGATCTCATCTCGAGCGATTACGACTTTGCGGCCCTGACGCCTGGCGGCGCTCTCAGTCCGGGCTCGAACACCATCACGTTGACGCCGGTCCCGAAGGGAGTCAACGGGAGCGATGCACACCACTACCTCTACATTAGCGGAGGAACGGGAACGGCAGAGGCAGTCCTGATCACGGGCGGAACCGCCGTTAGCGGCGCGGCCAGCGGGACGGTGATCGTGACATGCGCCAATGCCCATTCGGGCGCCTGGACGATCAAATCCGCCACGGTGGGGATTCAGGAGGCCGTGCAGATTTTCCAGACCGCCGCGACCGGTGGCCGCGTCCTTATCCCCGCCGGCGGGTTCGGTATCTTCGCGGGCGTTTACGTCGCCCATAGTGGCATCTCGATCTACGGCAGGGGCATGCAGGGCGGCACGGCCCTGTTCCAGGGCACGCCGAACGTCACCACGTTCACCTTCGACTCCACGGAGGGGAACGGGATATTCGATCTCCAAATCATTGACTCGTCGGGCGGCAGTACGATCTCCTGGGGCATACAAGCTCTCGGCCTGAACGTCTTTTCCGCGGAACGCATTTCGATCAATGGCACGTCGAACGGCATCTTCGTCGGCAGCAATACCTATTCCACCTTCCGCGATATCAAGATCACCGGCCACACGGTGGACGGCATCGTCATCCGGGGCCTGGTCGATGATGTCGAGATGTTCGACAACGTGAGTGTCCTGGGAGGCTCGACCGGGGTCTGCCTACGGATTTTGCAGGCCGGCTCCGTTATTTTTGCCCATTGCAACTTTATGGGATGCCTGTACGGCGCGATCATCGGCGCGTCGGCCCTTCCGGTCTTCAGCATCGACTTTGTGAACTGCTATTTCGATCACAACGTCACCGCTGGCGTGTCGCTTGCTCCAGGACCGGGCGGCTCGATTACCCGCGTGCGCTTCGTCCAGTGCTGGATGGCGACCTCCACAATCGGGGTAGGGATCGACACCACGAACGCGGCCCCGAACGATGTCCTGCTCGATCAGTGCATCATTGCGGACAACTCGTCAGGTGGCGTAATTATTGGCGCCGGCGCCCTGAACGTCAAGGTCCGCGGGTGCGACATTTTCAAAAATGGAACGGCGTCCGGCATCAGTGTGGGCAACAACGTCGACGGGATTACGATCACCGACAACACGATCGGAAACGACGCATCCTGGGGCGGGAACACGCAGGCGTTCGGCGTCTTCTTCGCTAGTGCTGTCAGCCGGCTCATGATGTCCGGAAACATCTTCAAACTGAATGCGAGTTCGCACCTATCCGCGGTCCCGGCGCTTACCAGTTCCGCGATCGGGCCGAATGCCGGAATCGATGACGTAGCGCAAACGATAGCCTCGGCGGCATCGATCACGCTCGGTTGGAATCCGGTTGTGAAAATCACCGGCACAACCACGATTACGACTATCACGGGGGGGTGGGCCGGACGCACAATAACCCTGATCTTTACAAATGCCTCTCCGAGTGGTGTCGGCACGGGCGGGAACATCAGTAGGACTCTGCCCGCGGCGCAGAATCAGGCAGTACGTCTCACTTTCGACGGGACGTCATGGTTTTAGGGTACTGATCTATGGCGACAACACCCGATTCGCTGTTCAACTCGATCCTCTTCGACCAGGGCGCGTTCGGCGGCAGCCTCGCCGGGTTGACCGGCCAGACGGCGGGCGGCCTGATCTATGCGGCTCTGCGCAAGGCCGGCGTAACGCTCGGACCCGGACGCACACCGTCGCCGGCGCAGCAGAAGGACGCGCTCGACGAACTCCGCAGGCTTACCGGTTCGCTCAATTGCGACCGGCTGTTTATTTACGCGGAGGACGTGTACTCCTTCCCGATCACGACCGGCAAGAAGGTCTACACCTGGGGACAGGTTCCGGACTCGGGCGTCACCGCGGACTTCGACGCGCCACGCCCGCAACTGATCACGCGCGCGAATTTCGTCGATGGCACGGTTCGCTATCCGGTGGCCGTCATGACGCCTCAGGCGTGGGCCGCGGTCACCGTCCAGGACCTGCCCGACACGATCCCCGATGGTCTGTACAGCGACCGCGCGTACCCGTTCTCGAATATCTACTTTTACGGGCAGCCTCGCTCAGGGACCACCATCGAAATCTGGGCCTGGCACCAGGTGCCGGTCTATACGAGTGAGGCCGACCTGGTCTTCCTTCCACTGCAGTACGAGGACGCTCTGGTGCTCAACCTCGCGTGCCGCCTGGCGCCCCAGTTCCAATTGCCGGTGAATCCGGACCTCCGCCAGCAGGCGCGGGAGTCGCTGATGCGCCTGATGTCGATCAACGCTCCACAGCCGGTTTTATCGTTGGGATTCGGCTGCTGCGGTAGCGATTTCGATATTTATAGCGGCGAGTGAAGTGCGCGTTCGATGTCTGTGACAAGTTTCGCCATGAATGCCGTCACGCGCCGGTGCATGGAATCGTCACGCTCCGCGGCGGCTTTGTCCAGCGCGTAAGTTAGGCAGTCCAGCATGTCCCGAAACTCTTCCCGCGTCAGGTTCAGCACGCTGAGATACACCTCGTTGGGCACGGTTTGCTGCTCCATCGCTCCATGAAGATATCACTTGTCGGTCCAAGCTACACGCTGCAGTCGGTCGTGGCGGCCGCGCAGCAGACCATCAACTGGTACCCGGAGACGCTCGCGGTCCAGGACGAACCGCGCCGGCAGGTGCTGTTCGGGCGTCCCGGCCTGAAGTTCTTTGCGCAACTCTCGCCGGCGAAAATCCGGTGCCTGTGGAGCGGCGGCGGCCGCCTGTTCGCCGTCCACGCGGCCAACCTGTCCGAGATCAGCGAAGCGGGCGCCATAACGACTCAACCGACGGTGATGTTTCAGGGCACCGGCAACCCGGACCCGGCGCAGATATTCTCGAACGGCCACCAGTTGATGATCATTACCGGCGGCCTGGTGTACATCGACAACGGCACGGGACCACAGCCGGCGCGTTTTGCGGAGTCCGGAACGGCATCGACCACCGCGACCGTCGGCAACAATGTCCACCGCCTCACCGGGCCTCCGTTCAACCCGGCCACTATGAGTTCCAGGACGATGCGGATGAACGGCAACTTCTATACGGTGAACGCCGTTATCGACGCCAACAACATCACCGTGTCGCCCACACCGACGGCCAGCCCGGAAACCGTGTGGTCGATCGATTCCGGCGCCAACGTCGATGCGGTGACCGGCGGTTTCCTCGACGGCTACTTCATCGTGAACCGTACGCGGTCGGCGAATCCGGCGCTGCAGGCGCAGGGGCGGACGTTCAATATCTCGGCACTGAACGACGGCACGTTCTGGGATCCGCTCGACTTCGCGGTCAAGGAAGGATACAGCGATTACATCCAGTCGATCCTCTGCGACCACGAGGAACTGATCCTTTTCGGGACCGAAACGACCGAGGTCTGGACGAACATCGGATCGACCGTCGATGCGTCTGGCATCGCGAGTTTCCCATTTCAGCGCATGCAGGGCGCCTTCAACAACGACGGGTCCGCGGCGATCTATGCTCCCTGCTCGGTGGGACCCTACCGTTGCTGGCTCGGAAGCGGCACCAACGGCCAGACGGTAGCCTACCGTGCTCTGGCATTCAACCCGGAGCGGATCTCGACGCACGCCCAGGAATCGAACTGGAACGCTCCGTCGTTCAACGTCAAGGATGCCGTGTCCTACGCCTACCTGGACGATGGGCACCTGTTCTGGGTCGTGAATTTCTGGGCGCAGTCTCAGACGTGGGTCTACGACATGAGCGAAGGCCTCTGGCACGAGCGCGCCGCATGGGTCCCCGCGTCCTCGACGTTCGCCCGTTACCAGCCATGGTTCCACGCCTTCATCCCCGAGTGGGGCACGGGCGGAAAGCATATCGTGGGCGACCCGGCCACGGGCAAGCTGTACGAGCAGAGCCTGAATTTTTACGACGACGACGGAGTCGCAATCGAGTACATCCGCTCTTTCCCGCACCTGTTGAACGAGGACAAGAACCTGTTCCACCACCGGATCGAGTTCTATCTCGAGACGGGTGCCGTGACGGGCGTGATTCCCGAAATGCAGATAGGGCTCGACTGGAGCGACGACCGGGGCCACACGTTCAAGACGGGCCTCGCGCCACTGCAGACGTCCGGAGCGACGGGCGACTACCGGAAGCGCATCGTCTGGCGCCGCCTGGGCCGATCGCGCGATCGCGTCTATCGGTTCGGGGTGCAGGGCAAGGGCAAGGTGTGCCTGACCGATGCCTTCCTCGAGGCCACGCCGGGAGAATCCTGATGCCGGACCTGATCGTGCCTCCGTTCCGTACCGCGCTTCTGACGGCGAACGGCAAATCTCTCACCGCGATCGAAGGCGCGGGTGCGCCGCAGGACGGCCGCATCACGATCGAGACGACCCGCGAGTGGTGGCTGTTCTGGCGCCTGCTGGCCGAGATCGGCAATGCCGGCCTGCTGATGATCACGTTCGGCACTCATGCCGACCGGCCGGTAGCGGACGGCATGCCGGACGGCGCCATCTACGTCGAGAGCGACCGGAGCGGCGTCGTTTACCAGAACCAGGGCGGCGAGTGGCACTACCTGGCCGGGACCATGTGGGGCACCCTGTCGCCCGATCAGAGGCCGACGGATCTCGGGGTCAACGATGCCGGTTTCGATTTCCGCAGTACGGATCCGCCACCGCGCGAATACATCTGGTCCGGCACGGTCTGGGTCGATACGACCGGATTTATGGACCCCACGACCACCAAGGGCGATTTGGTCGCGCGCGGGGCTGCTGCGCCTGCTACGCGGCTCGGCGTCGGCACAAACGGCCAGGTGCTCACCGCGGACTCGACTCAGGCTCTCGGGGTCAAGTGGGGCACGCCGGCAAGCGCAGGGATGGCGGACCCGACAACAACCCTGGGGGACCTGATCGTGCGCGGAGCCGCTGCGCCCGCCACACGGCTCGGGGTGGGCGCGAACGGGCAGGCGCTCCTTGCGGACTCTGCGCAGCCGCTCGGGGTCCGGTGGGGCGCGGCTGCCAGTGCGCAGATCGCGAACGCCAGCGCGTCCCTGACCTTGACCACTTCGTTTCAGGATGTCGCCGGCGCCACCCTCACCCTGCCCAAGACCGGCACCTATCTGATCCACGCAGTCTTCGATTTCGTCGGGCAGGGGGCGGGAGACAGCGGAGCCAATTTTCTGGGGCAGTTGGTAGCCAATGGATCGGCACAGACCGGGTTCGCCACCTTCCGGGCGGAATTTGCCGCCGCTGCCCGTGGCACCGTCACGCAGCAATGGATGTACACGGCCGGGACAGTGAACCAAGTCGTACAACTGCAGGCCAACAAGGGGAGCGGGACCGGGACCAGTATCGCGGCCGCCACTCACACGAGAATTTCTGCGCTCTGGGTTGCCCCATGATCTTCTTCATGCGTTCGACCGATTACGACCTGATCCGCGAGATCATGACCCACAAGGCAATCTACCGCCATATCGCCGACGACAGTTCGCCGGCCGCGGAGGATTACTATCCGGTCGAGAGCGACCAGGTCTGGTACGTCGTTGTGCGGGACATCGTCGATAGCGACGTCCAGGTGCTCGGTCTGTGGATGTTCGTACCGCAGAACGGCGTGTGCTGGGACGTCCACACCTGCCTTCTGCCTGCGGCATGGGGCGAACGGGCTCACGCCGCGGCGCGCATGCTGCCGTCCTGGATCTGGGAGCACACACCCTGCCGGCGCATCGTCACCAGCGTGCCGTCGAACAACCGGCTTGCGTTGCACTTTGCAACTGAGGCCGGCATGACAATCTTCGGGGTGAACCGGGCGAGTTACCTGAAGTGTGGCGTGCTCCACGATCAGGTGTGCCTCGGGATCAGCAAGCCCGAAGGAATGCCCATTGTTGACGTTTGCAGCCCCGTGGCTGCATCGGAGGAGGTACCAACGTGCCAGCAGCAGTAGCAATTCCGGCAGCCGTAAGTTTAGGCTCGTCCGTACTCGGGGGCGTCCTCGGTTCCCGCGCCAGCAAGAAGGCGGGCGACATCCAATCCGCGGCCGCCGAGAAGGCCGCGGCCGATCTGCGCGCCGAACTCGCCCTCTCGAATCCGAAGATCGGGGCCGCAGCCGATACCGCGGCCGGCAACGTCAACACCGCTACCGCCGCCGGCCAGGAGGGGATCACCGGTGCGGTGGGCGCCGGACAGGGCCGGATCGACGAATCGACCCGGCGCGCGATGGAACTCCTCCAGCCGTACATCGGGGCGGGCGGGACGTCCCTGTCGCAACTGATGACGGCGATGGGTCCGGGCGGCGACCTGAGCAAAACGTTCACCGCCCAGGACATGCACGATTTCGACCCCGGTTACGCCTTCCGCATGGATCAGGCCAGCAAGGCTCTGGCGGGATCGCAGGCTGCACGGGGCGGATCGTTGGGAGGCGGGGCGGCCGCGGCTCTCATGGGACTGAACCAGAACCTGGCGTCTGCCGAATTCGGGAACGCGGAGGCGCGGTTCCGGGCGCAGCAGAACGACCGGTTCGGGCGCCTGAATAGCCTGGTCAATCTGGGCGCCAGTTCAGCCGATAAGGCCGCGGGCTACGGCATGACGGGCGCGGACGAGGCGGCACGGCTCGGGCTGACGGGGGCGACGTCTTCCGCCGATCTCGGGTTCCGGGGCGCGGGCGCGGCGGGGCAATTCCAGACGGACGCCGCGAAGGCGATGGCTGACAACGCGCTGCGCACGACCGGCGCGATCGGCGACCTGATGACGGGAGGCGCGAACGCACGCGCCGCGGGGACGGTGGGTTCCGCGAATGCGTGGACCGGCGCACTCGGCGGGGTGGCGAACGCGGCGAACACGGTGGGCGGGTATTACAACGACCAGGAGACGCTGAAGAATTGGATGCAGAATCCGGCCCTTCGCGCCGACGTAGGGTTTAACCTCCCCGCCCGCAAGCCGTCCGTCACCGACTTCTGGCGGGATCCCACGACGACAGGGCTGTATAGCCCGGTGAGGTAATACATGGCGATCGACCCTCGCATAGCACTCGGCGTCAACCCGCCGGTGATCGCGCCGCTGCAACTCCGAAGCCCGATCGAGCAGCTCGGGAAGATGCTCTCGCTGCGCAATCTGATGCAGGAGAACCAGGCGGGGGAGCTCGGCCTGCAACAGAAGCAACTCGCAATGCAGGAGGCGCAGAAAGGCATCGCGCAAGAGCAGTCTCTCCAGGACCTCTTCGCCCGGAATCCGACTCCCGGTACGGCCGAGGTATTCGGAGCCGGCGGGACCGTGCGCGGCGGCGCGGTCCTCAAAACGCTGGCCGATCAGCGAAAGGCCGAGACGGACCGGCTCACGCAAGTGAACACGCTGAACGTCGCGAACGCCAAACGCCGCGCGCAAATCGCCTCGGGCGTGACGGATTTGGAAACCGCGAAAAAGGCGATCTGGCAAACGGCGAATGAACAGGCGTTCCATTTCGATCCCGTGAAGAACGCCCAGATCGCGCGGGACACGTTCCAACACCTCATGGACAACGGATACATCCCCGAGGAATGGAAGGCCCACGCCCAGGAGTCGATGGACTACGCCGCGCGCACAGAGTTAGCGGACAAACTGGCGGAAGAGGCGCGGAAGGAAGCGAAAGCGCCTTTCGAGTTACGCACTGCGACAGCGGCCGCTACCAAGGCAGAGCAGGAAGCGGCCGGAACGCAGCCGATCACGGCGCAGCAGAAGATCGCAAACGACCTGGCAGAAGCGGCAACGGATCGCGTGACCCTCCAGGTGGGCGGAAAACCGCACGAGGTGCTCGTCAATAAACGCACCGGCGTGATCGTCAAGGACCTGGGCGAATCCGGTGTTAAGCCTCCGACGTTCAACGTGAATGCCGCTACCGGCCTTCTCGACCGGGAGAGCGCGCGATTTGCCGAGCCTCATAAAACGTCCCTCAAGGACACGAGTTCGCAATTGGAAAAGATCGCCGATGCGAAGGCCATGATCAACAGTGGCGCGGTGGGTCAGGCGCTAGGCATTCCCAAGGTGCTCAGTTCCCTGGTGGGAGGCCAAGGCAGCGGCTTGCGTATGACCAAGGCTGAACTCGACTCGATCGCGAACGCACGCGGGATCGCGGGAAGCGCGGAAGGTTTCATCAATCAGATTAGCGGTGAGGGGAAACTGACCGACGACCAGAAGAAGAAACTCACCCAATTGCTCGACGACGTGGCGGTCCGCATCCGTCAAAAGCAGGCGATCGCGAATGATGCGCTCGACCGCATCAACTCGGCCGGTTCGCGAGACGAGATGGTGGCGATCGACAAGGAAGCGCGAAAGCGTCTGGGCGATACGGGGACGGGCGGCGGATCTCAAGTACCGGAAGCGGTGAAGACGGTTTTGAAAGGCGCCGGACCAGGCATTCACACCCTCAGCGACGGCACTAAGTGGATGACCGCAGCGGACGGAACCATTACCAAGCAGTGATCTTATGGCAGATCTCGCTATCGTAAAGTCCGAACCTATTCCCCTAAGCATCACGAAAAGCGAACCGCTGTCGAACGCTGAAGGGGACGCACTCAAGCAGAAAGGCTTTTTCGAGTCTGCTTGGGATGTCGTCAAGTCCGTTCCCGCCGCCGCGGTAGAAATGCTCACTCCGCATTCGCGGGCCGAAAAGGAAGCACAGATCCAGAAGGCCCTCCAGTTTGCGGACAGGTTCGTTTCGGCGCACCAGGGCGGGGACGAGGCGGCGAAGAAAGCGGCGAACGATGAGTTGATGCTGGCTCTTCCCGGCGGATCTACAATCTACAAGGCGAAAGAGGGCAACTACGCGGGCGCCGCCGGCGACATCGCGGGAATGGCCGTGCTCGGTGGTGTCGCCAAGGCGGCGGCGAACCCCGCCGAAACGGCGGCGATCGCGAAGGGCGGCGCGAAGGGTGCGGCCACCGAATCGATGGCACCCAGTTCGGTAAAACTGGGGAAACTTCCTCTAAGCGTGCCAGTGCCTCGAATTGTTTCGAGCACCATTACCGGAAAAGTGGCGGGCGGGATGTTTGGAGGCGTGCCCGGAGCCATCGTCGGCGGGACAGTGGGAGCGGCGGTCCCGATCATTCGGGGAGGCGTTCGCGGAGCGAGGGCCGAACTGGCGAAACTCGCTCCCGCGGTCGAACGGCCTGCGCCCGCATGGCAGCGCCTGGCAGAGGTACCGGAAGCCGCGACCGCGCCGCTTGCGGACCTCTCGCAAAAACTCCAGGCAATCATCGACGAACGCAACGCGCGCGCGCTCGAACGGCAGCAGAACTCGCTTCCGCCTGCGCTCGAACGCATGGTCACGAAGGCCAAAGAGGCCGGGGCCCTGACGCCGGAACAGGAGGCACTGGCAAGCGAGATCCTCCAGAACGTCGAACCTTTGCCGGATGCGGCCAAGACGCCCACGCCCGTTGAAGCGGTCGCGCCTGCGGCAACTGGGGCCGCAGGCGTCAACCCGGCACTGCTTGAAGAGATCGCGCAAGGGTTGGCCGGGAAGCCTTACAACGAACTGATTCCAGCGCATCAGAAGACCGTCATAGAGATGGCACGCCGCATGGAGGCGGGCGAAGGGACAGTGGTCCCGCGGCAGCCTCCCCCGGAAGAGCCGCCGCCCGCGGCGGCAGCCGCGCCACTCGAGCCGATCCCGCCCGCGCCTCCCGCGGACACGGCAGCACCGGCGCCCGAACCGCCGCCAGCCGCGCCGACGAACGTCTTCGTAAAAAACAACAGGCTGGCGAAGGCCGTTCGGGCGGCCGATCGCGCCGCGGAGCTCGGACTGACCGCCAAAGACATCATGCAGATGGACCGGGACGTGTTCGCGGCAAAGGTGGGCGAGAAGTCGATCTCCGGGGACACGATGGCGATGGTCCGCGATAAGCTCAGGAGGCGCGAGGCCGACGCTGCCAAAGCGGCGGCGCCGGGCGCGAAGTCCATCCCCGTCGCAAAGGCTCTTACGGATTTCGAGGCAGAGAAGGCGGCGAAACTGCGCGCCAAAGGCGAAGCGGCGGCACCCGTCGAAGCGCCCGCAACAGAACTCGAGAGCCAACTCGCCGCGTCTCTCGACCGGGTTAAGCGCGGCGAGGCTCCCCCAGCGGCCGCTATAATAGAGCCTGATGTTGAAAGTTCCCTTGCCGCAAGACAACCTGCCCGAGAACAGCCCGGAAGCGCGGGGGCGCCGGTTTCAGGACCGCGTAAACCAGGCGCGCCAGTTGCGCGCGGAATGGAAACAACCGTCAGGGTCCCCGGAGAAAGAACAACCTACCAAGGACAATACTCCGTCAGGGAATTAGACGACGTTCACGCCTCGCATAACGCCCACACCTTCGAGAAAAACCCCAAGTATCAATTCCGCAATGATCGCGACTACTTCAACCCTGTAAACAAGGAACGGGTAGTAGTAAACAGCAAAGGTGATACGTTCGATCCTGCATACGTATTGTCGGATTCCCCCGACGCGACGAACGGAGCACCGGTAATCGACTCCAGCGGAAACGTCCTCGGCGGCAACAGCCGCGCCATGATTCTGGACCGGGTCTACAAAAACAATCCAGCAGGTGCAGCGGCATATCGTGCCGAACTCGGGCGCAGGGCGCAGCAGTTGGGCATTGATCCGGAGCAAATCGCCGGCATGAAGAGGCCGGTCCTGGTACGCGAGTTGTCCGATGCAGAACTGAAGCCACAACGGGCCATCACCGATCTGAACAAGACTGGAACGGCCGCGCTCACCGCAGCCGAACGGGCAACCGCAGACGCGCGCATGATTACGCCGGCGGCCGCGGACTATCTCGCTACGGCGATCGATGCGGGCGGCGGGGAAGCGACCCTGAACGATGTCCTGAGCGGGAAGGGTGGTCTGGCAATTGTGAACCGGTTGGTTGACGACGGTGTGTTCACGATGCAGGAACGGCCAAACCTGATCGACACCAAGACCGGAGCAGTCACGGCCGCGGCGAAGGAGCGTATTTCCAAGTTACTGCTGGGGCAGATATTCGAGGACGCCGATCAGATGACGCGCACGCCGGCAGAAGTGCGCAACAAACTCGAGCGTACGGTGTCTCCGATTCTTCAATCGAGTCAAAAGCGGGGCTTTGATATCCGGCCCACGGTTCGCGAGGCGTTGGATGTCATGGAGTACGCCCGCGCGCACGGCATTACCCGGATGAGTGACCTGCTCGCGCAGGAAAGCATGTTCGGGGATGCGCCCAAATTCTCCCCACAAGCCGCGGACCTAGCGCAATTCCTTATCGACTCGAAACCTACGGCGATCGCCAAAGCCTTTCGGCGATACGTCACCAATGCTGAGCCGACCATGTTCGGCAAATCGACCCCGTCCGAGGCGTTCGCCGATGCCTTCGGTACTACATCCCCGGCGTCTACTCTTAGCGAGATGATGCAGACCACGCCCGAGCCGCCGGCGGCCGCCGCGCCGCGCAAGCGCCGATCGACACCCAACCGCTAACCCACCGCACCTTCTCCCAACACTCGCGGGACGCCACGCCGGCGTCCCGCTTTTTCTGCGTCTGGGCGCTATGCGGATAGTTTCTGTTTCGACTTGAGCTCGTACCACACGCGCAGCACCGAGTTCATGTAGGTCAGATAGCCCGGCCCATTCGAGCGGAACCATGCGAGCACGTCCGAATCGATCCGCAGGTGGATCGATTCCTTCTTGGGGCGCCGCTGGATCACGGCCTTAGCCCATTCTTCTTCGGTCGGTTCCCAGGTGTCGGGATCGCTCGCGGCGTTGCGCTCGATTTCTTCCTCGGTCATGGCTTTCACTCGCGCCCAATCCGTCCGGTCAGGCCCGGTGTCTTCACCAAGCAGAGAGGTCACGATGTTACCTCTCTTTCCGGTTACTCGCTCTGGCGGAAATGAGGCGGATATTTGCTCCACGCTTGGTATAGACGACCGCGATGAGTTGCCCGTCGAGTTCGCCCGTGACGAGGATTCTTTCTTCTCCGCTCCTCGTCCTGCGTGAGATTTCGACAGGTGTTTGGTCCCAGATCCTTTGCGCGCGCCGGAAGTCGATGCCGTGCTTTTCGATGTTCGCTCTGTTTTTGTTTTCATCCCACTCAAACTCCACTATTCAGTGTAGCACAATTGTGTACACAATAAACCGACTGGACATAACAATACACGCCAAAGCGTGCGTGTGTTATCTCTGGTTGTGTTATGGCGAAAAAAGACCGCCCAAAACAATACGTCGGGCGAAGACCCGCCAAGAAAATGCCCAATAAAACAGCGCTTTCTGAGGCTGATACCGCTCAAAATAAATATTTTGAGCGGTCTTTAGCACCCCCAAAACCACGCCTTAAGTATATGATTCCAGAGGAGATACGGGCGCTTTTAGCGGCCACGCAGAAGAATCACAGGGACTATGCGATTTTCCGCCTGGCGTATCATCACGGTCTACGCGCAAGCGAGATTGGAATGATCAACATGTCCGACTATCATCCGGCGCCGCGCATGGAGCATGACCGTCTGATGATCAAACGCCTCAAGGGCAGCAACAGTTTCGACGTGCGGATCGTGCCGGCCGCCGCAGAAGCAATCCGCCGCTGGATCCGGAAACGCGGGTCGCAGCCTGGCGCGATGTTTGAATCACAACGGCGGCGGCCCATCTCCCGGCGCAGACTCGATGAACTGATAAAGATGTATGGCAAACGGGCCGGGATCGCAGAGGATAAGCGGCATTTCCACTCGTTGCGGCACACATGCGCGACGTCGTTGTTGAGCGAACGCGAGCTCGATATCGCCCAGGTGCAGAATCACCTCGGGCACAAGTCGATCCAGTCCACGATGATCTATGCGCAGATCACAGAGGCCGCGAGCGATCAGCGTTATGACAAGCTTCGCAATTGGCGATAAAAATATAAATAGACAAACACGTCCTGTTTGTCTTCAATTGTCAACAATGTCCGGACTGTGAACGCTCTGGAAATTGTGCGCTTCGCGCGCCTCGAGTGTCTACAGTGTCTACACAAAACGGCACAAAAAACACCATCGTTTTGCGGCGGCGATCAATAAACGCAGCGGTCTGGAGTGGTTTGCGATTGCCAAAGAGTCAGAGCGGATCGATTCTTATGTCGATTGCCGTCGCAACCCACCGGCGAATCAACTCAACCGTCAAGAGCCAATCGATAGAGCCGCGGAGTTTGGCGAGGGTCGCCTTTGTGTCCGCACTAGCGTACGGGTCCAGGTCCCAGACCGGCGACATAATCCATTGCTGAAGATAGGCTCGGATCAGTGCAATCTCGCGCGCGGTCAACGGTTCAGCGAGAAGATACTTTCCGACGGCTGGCGCGAGCTCGCCGCCCACCTCGTGCATCCAATACTTCGGCGCTCTGGGATCGCCTGGCGGGATCATCCGGCCTTGTCGTCTTCCTTCTTCTTCAGCGCGATGAGCCGCGCACGCGCAGCCTCGAGCCGCTGCACGAGGTCGATGCTGCCGGTGTGCTCCTGGACGATATGCTCGCGGTAGAGCCGCGGGCGGAACCGCTTCGCCAACGCGATCCCGAGTTGATTGTCGTACTCGATCTCATAGACCAGGTGGCCGTTGCGCGTCTTCATTTGTTTGCCGCGCCAGTGGAGTGGCCGCTTGATGCCGTTTATCGCGCGGTCCACCAATACGTCCTCGAGCATCTGGCCTACGCGATCGCCCAACGCCTCGAACGCCTTTCGGTATTCGGCGTCCCGGTCCAGTCGTTTGTAGTGTGCGTCCCGCTTTTCGCCAACGGCCGCCGCCGCGGCGGTCACGCTACCGCTGCCGGCGTAGGCCTCGAGGAACCTGCTCACGCGGGACGGCGTCGATTTTTTCGCGGGCATATGGCGCTATTTTGACATGCGGGCGATGTCCTCTTCGCTGATGACGTAGTAGCGGCCCTTGCGCCCTAATGTCGCTGCCCGTACAGCCATCCCGTAAGAAGCAATCAACTGACCATGAAGAAAAGCCTCATCCTCGGTTAGCACTCGTACCGTCGCGGTGTCGCCCAGTGCTAACAGAAGGTCCTTCGCTTCATCCAGAGCCATTGGCGGCAAGCCTCGAATGTTCGGGTGGTCGGCCTCTGTGCGGCCGATCTGTTCCTCGAGCCTGCTCTTCATTTCCTCCAGTTCCTCGTGGGTCCAAGGTGAGGTCACTTCGCCTTCTTCCTTCCCCGCCCCCCGGCCAGTCCGGCCTTACGCGCGATCGCGCTGCGTTCCAATTCCCCGAGCTGCCTCCCGATTTCGTACATCGGGTCTTGTTCGTTATTGGGCGGCTCGTCTTCCCGCTCTTCCTTGACGCTTACCGTGCGGGTCCACATACCGCAGTGCTTACAGCGTTCCCACTTTTCCCGGTAGCCGTGTGGATCATGCCCACGCCGCTTGCATATGGCGAGTTCTTTACGGTTGATCACAGTTTCACCAACGCCTCTAACGCATCCTGGGTGTCGATGTCCCCTTCCCAGTAAGAGACCAGGACGGCGCGGTTCAATTCAATCCAGGCTTTCAGTTGGTTGAATGCGAATGTGTCCATCTCGCCCTCGATCACATGCGCGTCGGGCCGAATGCCAACCGTCGCCATCTCGCCGGGGATCGCCTTGGCGTTGTACGACACCTTGACGCGCACGTCGTGCCTGGCTCCGCCGCGTACCGAAATCCATACGACGAACGGCAGGCCGGTGTGCTTCGGGAAAAGATTCGACATGAGATAGTAATCCAGTTCTTCGAGAGCCTTCATTCCGCCTTCTTCCTCCCCCGCCCCCCGGCCAGTCCGGCCTTACGCGCGATCGCGCTGCGTTCTTCGGGCGTGAGCTTCTTCTGGCGTGCTTTTGCGCCGCGCTTGCCTAGGGCCACCGCTGCGGGGTTCTTACGTGTTGCCATCTCTTTAGCTTAGCGCTCAGAAATTATCTTTGCAAAAAGTATTGACTATAGCTCAGCGCTAAGCTATTCTTGAGAAGTACCACATACGACGCGAGTCGATAACGCGCGAAAGAAGAAAAACAATGCAAACCGTGAAATACATTTCTGATATCCGTCCCACTGTCGGATCGCTAGGCTATTCCGTATTGCAAGGACGATACGATGGCACGAGCGAACGCCTGACCTTGCTCTTTCTGCGTGACGCAGAAGGATGGTCAGTGCGGGCTTTGATCGTTCCCGCCGCCACTTTGGCAGGTGCGTTCTAATGGACCGATTCACCGAAGAAACCTACTACACCGCGTGCGCCGCCGCGCCCGCCAACGAATGCCAGAACTGCGGCAACAGCGTCGAGACGCTGCACCGCGTTCCGGAGTTCGATTACATGGGCTGCGACGACTGCATGGAAGAGGCGCTCGCCGTGATCGCACGCGAGGCCTGCGAACACGAGAACGTCCGCACCGAAACGTTCGAGGACGTGAACGATGAGTACGTCACGATTTACGAGGAAATCACCTGCGCCCATTGCGGCGCACAACTCCAGGAGGCCGCATAACATGAGCAACACCGTAAAGTTCCAAACGAATGTCCCCGTCGAGCTCCGCATGCGGAGCCTCACCGGAAAGCCCGTCGACAGCCAGTTCGGCGGCATCCAGCACCAGTTCTTGTCTGAACAGGGTGCGTTCTACGTCTCGCCCGTCGTTGGCGGGATCCTCGTCGAGCAGTTCCGCAAGCTCAACATCGCGGCAGGCGAGCCGATCGAGATCATGAAGGCCGAAGTCGTCGCGAACGGCGGAAAGCGGATCCAGTGGCAAGTCGCCAAGATCGGCTTTGCCGTTGGCGAGCAGGGAGACGGAACGTTCGTCGTCGCCACGCCGGAACCGCCGACCGAACTGGAGCAGAGGCTCAAGGCCTCGATCGAGCTCGTCGAGCAACGCAAGCAGGCGCAGCGTGCGCCGGCGGCCGCCGCGGCTCCCGAACCCGAATGGGCTCGCCACCTGGTCGCGCAATCCTGCGCCCTGGTCGATTCCTACGCCGCGGTCCTTCGTCACGCTGCCAGGCATGACAACGTGCGAGGCGACGACGTCCGTTCGATCTTTTTGAGCGCGTTCATCAACGTGTCCAAGGGAGCACAGCGCAATGTGGCGTAAGATCACGTTCGAGCTCGACGTTCCCCAGACGCTTCACCTGATCTCGTTCGAGCCGTTCGATTCGGCGTTCCCGCCGTTCGACCTTCAGTATCGGGTGATCGCGGAGGAGGGCGTGTTCTACCTGAGCGATACGCAGGGAGGGCTGTTAGCGGCCCGCTTGCGTTCCCGCGGCGTTCAGCCTGGCGATCCGGTCACGATCGTCAAGACGCAGGTAGCGAACCCCAACAGCGTGCGAAAGATCGTCGAGTTCATCCCGCTCCGCCAGGAGGCCCACGATGCAGCCAGCGCAGCCTAAGCCGGCGCTCGAGCTCTACGAGACGCTCGAGGCGTACATCGACGCCATGATCGATTGGTCGATCGCGAAGCGTTTCGCGGACGTCGATCGCGTGTGGTTGAAATCGATCGGCGTGGACCCGGAATGATCGCCCTGACGAAGGGCCGGTCGGCGACCGCCCGAAACGCCGCTCGCGGCGTCGGCGAAAGCCAAGGAGAAATATGAAACGTATCGCGATGTTTTTGACGATGGCCGCTGGAATCGCCAGCGCCCAGTTGTGGCCGACGCAGCAGCCGGCAACCTCGGCTCCCCCGGTCTTCAGGCCGATGGTTCTGACGCCGATGCCGATGCCGGCCCCGGTGGCGATGCCGGCGCCGCCGGTCTACACGCCCCCGGTTCGGGCCACCCAGACGCAGATCGGGGACTCGGTCTACTACCGGGACTCGACCGGAACCACCGGGACCAGCAACCGGATCGGAGACACCACCTACACCACCTACCGGAACGGAGGGGAGACGACGCGCTGCACGGCCAACCAGATCGGCGGCACGGTTTACAGCAACTGCCGGTAACGGCAAGGGGAGGCCTTCGGGCCTCCCACACCAACACCACCATGAAAGACAATAACGAGATGCGAGAGGATGGCTGGACGCCGTACCGCGACGTAATGCGCTACCGGCGTCTTTTGCTTTTGTCGATGCTCCTCAACGTGATCCTGGCCGCGGCACTGGTACACTGCCTGCGATGACGGAATTGATCAAAGCTTCGGCACAGCCTTGAGTTCAAAGATGCCCGCGCAGTGGGGGCACTCGATGAGCACGCGCTTATCTGCGGGAATCCCGTTCGATTGCGCGGGTGGATGATCCAATTTCTCCGCAACGCGGTATCTCCACATTTCTTTCTGCCCCGTCCGAACGAGCGTTCCATTCCTGGTGAGATAGCGCAAGTAAGATCCTGCGAAGCACGGCGGGAGATTTGCTCCTTCTTGAATCTCAGCAAGACGAGAGTCGGGATGCTCAGTCAGCCAGTCGATGACCTTTTGCGCATACGTCACACGCTTCAGCCCTTCCCCGCCGCCTCACGCTTCGGAACGCTCTTGAGCCTGCGCGACCCGCTACGGGCCTCCGCGATCAGACCGGCCGCCTTCGTCTTGCCGATGAGATCCTCGATCGCTCCGATCGGCACGGTCGCGATCTCTAGCAGTTTATCAAGCCCGATCACCGCAATCAGACCGCGCATGCTCTTGACGCGCCGCTCTCGTTCGCGCGCCGAGACGTGCAGACGGTAGACGTCGCCCTCGATGGTCGCGTCCGCGTCCGGCGGCATCGCGTTGAACCAGCCCTTGATCGCCTTTTTCAGGAGCTCGTAGCGGGCGACGTCCGGAGCGTTGCATTGCATGCGCCGGTCGAGCTCGCCGTACTCGTCGACCAGCAGTCTTTGATGGCGGTCCATCGGGACGGCCAGTTCGGCGGGCTGCGCCTCATTTGTGGTCGAAAAATGCGTAGCACTAGGGGGAATCCCCTTTCCGGTTTTATCGCCAGACTGGAGGCGTGGCGCTGCGGCTGTGCGGCGGCTGGGCGCGGCGGTGATGGCTCTGGCGACGGGGCGTCTCATGCGGCTGTGATCATTCGATCCAACAAGTGAAAAGCAGATGTTTGGAGCGTCTGAACAATCGGCTGCAGCCTTGCCCCGGCAGCGGCCCTGGCAGCGGCCCTGGCAGCGTCCCAGGCAGCGTCCCCGGCAGCGGCCCAGGCAGCGTCCCAGGCAGCGGCCCTGGCAGCGGCCCTGGCAGCGTCCCAGGCAGCGTCCCCGGCAGCGGCCCAGGCAGCGTCCCAGGCAGCGTCCCAGGCAGCGGCCC